TCGGCGAGCACCAGGATGTCGTGTGCGTTGTACCCGGCAATCCCGCTGACCAAGTTGCTCAGGAAGGAACTGGAGCCGAACTCGTACCGTTCAATCGGATCGTTCGCTTGGTTCCCGTGCAGATACAGGATGGCCTCGTCGTTCGAGGCCGCGATACCGGTCAGGCCGGTTTCCGTGCGCCCGTTCAGCGTCCACGATCCTTCGACGTCGCCGTCTCGGTTGAACTTCCCCACCAGGATCGGATTCGCACTGATCCCGGCCGCGAAGAACTTCTGCGTACCGAGACAGGTCCGGATCACGTAGTCGTCGGTGAGGAAGCCGGGAACCGACGTCGTAGCCACGTGCGTGAAGTTCTTCTCATAGACCAGCAGGTCCGGCCCATTGGCGTTGTCTTCCACCATGAACCGGCCATCGTTCAGCACGTCGCCAGCTTCACCCGGAGGAAACCCGGCGACGAACCGGATGATGGTCAGGTCCGAGACACCGGAGGCAATCGCGGCCGGCAAGTCTTCGGAGTCGTCCGGCACAAAGATCGACCCTCGCGGCGGCGTGCCTTCGTTGTTCACGAGCACACTGAACGTCAGGTTGGACGGCGTGTGATTCGCGTCAGGGGACAACTTGAAGTAATAGAGCTCGCCCGCGTTCACGGGGATCTGCACCGGCTTGTTGACGATGGCGCCGAACTGCGTCAGCTCCGTTTGCGTGTGGTCGTAGATCCGGAGTCGCGGACGATACCCACTCCCAGCCGCACCGCCGAAGCCCCACGCGCCAATCACTCGGGCATTCGCCGGGACCGTGCCCTTGAAGTACACGGTGTAGGACGTGCCGCTATCATCGACCTGCTGTGTCACCGAGGCCGGGAGGGTGCCCAGATCCGTCGCGTGCGCGAAATCGACGTTGACCGGAACCGCCATTTACCAGCGACTCCTGGGGATTTCTTCGAGCGCGCAGGAGACTTCCCAGCGGTTCGGGACATCAGACGGCTTCCACTGTGGCGCTGTCAGGAAGCACGCCCACGCGTCATTGACCGATGTATCCGGTACGACAAGCGTCGGCTGTGTCTTGCCTTTCTGCGCGTCGTACGCGTCCAGCAGCGCGTTTTTCTCGGCTGTCGTCAGGGCGGGCCATGTGGCGGACCAGGTGCGCGAGACGAGGCCGGGATCGTACGGACGCACAGAGGACAGGTCCATATCCACCGCGCGGGCGTAGTCCATCTGCTTGAAGCTGTGATCCCGGTAGAACGGCAGCGTCAGGCTGGTGTATTCCCCCGCGATGAATTCGCCGATGACGACCGTCGCGCCGTTGCTCGCGATGGTCAGCGTGATGCTGTCCACGCCAGCCACCGGGGAGAACGTCAGATACGGATTCAGGTAAATGCCGTTCTTCCCGATGGCCCCTGCGGTGATTGTGCCTGACAGATCCGCCCCCAACGTCGCATTCACAGAGACGTTGTGGTTGATGATCGCGGCGATGCTGCACGTCCCGGCCGCAAGCGGCGTGATCGTCGCGGAGAGGCTGGTATTCGTGCTCCGGATCGGTCGTCCGGGGAGGCCATCACACAGCCAGTCGTCGGTGTAATCGCTGTCGATGACCGCCGACACGCCCGCGTAGAGGGAAACTTGCTTGTTGGCAGGGACGTACAGGAACGTCGAGGCCATCAGGACACCAGCCCCAACCGACGTGCATCCGTCCGATGCTGCCCGCCCTGCTCAATCTTCGCGTGATAGCCGCGGGCCACTTTCTCGTTGAAATCGTCGTAGCCGTACACGTCGCCGTGAATGATGATCGTGGTGCCGCCGAAGCCGCCCGCGCCAGACAACGGTACGACCGCTTCCGGTCCCGCCTCACCGATCATTGCGAACGTCGGCCGACGCACGATGCCACCACTGGCCATCGCCGGCACGCGGTTCCGGAGTCGCGCGAGCAGGCCAGTCGGAGACGCATCCGCCGAGGGCGACACTGAGGGCGCGGTCGGCGTAGACTGGCCAGCCGCCACGGCCTGCGCCACCGTGCCACCGGAGATCGGATCAATCGCGGTCCCGGCAGCGATGAGGCTCTGTATCAACTGATCGAGCTTGACAATGACGCGGTCGAACCCTTGCGTCATCGTCTCGGCAAACACCACACCCGCCGCATTCAGATCGGTAATCTTGTTGCCTGCTGAATCAACGAGGAGTCCCTGATCCGCGAACGACTTCAGGATCGGCGCCATCGCCGCCGGCACGTCAGCCCCAACCGCCAACGCCGACTGGAGATACTGATTCATGGCATCGGCCATGTGGTCATTGACCACGGCCATGTTGATGCCGCTGGCCACCAGGACGCGCCAGTCTTCAATCAGTTCCTTCGACTGCGCGTTGAGGTCGTTCTGCTGGAACTGCTTCCCGAGCTCGGCGAAGGAAAACCCGTATGTCTGAATGGCTTTGTTCAGCCGTTCCGCGTCGGCCGCTTGTTCGTCGAAGGCTTGTTGGATGCGCGCCGCGGCGGCATCGACGGCGTCAGCGTTCTGGCGCGTCGCGTCATTGAACGCCGCGAGATCCTTCATCGCGTCGGCTTCAGATTTCCCGATGGCCAAGTACGCATCACGCACGGAGATGTTGACCGCGCGCCAGCGTTCGCCTTGGGCTTCGGCGATCTGACCGGCCGTGGCCGTGGCCGCGAACTTCTCGAGTAGTTGATCTTGGAACTTCAGCGCTTCCGCCCGCGCGTCCTTCTCTTGCTTGGACACCATCCGCGAGCGGATAAAGCCAACCGCCAACCCCACGCCCGCGCCGATGGCCGTGCCGAGTATGGGCACGGCCGAGCCCCACGCCGCACCGATCGCCATGCCCGCCATCGCGCCCGACGCGGCGCCGCCGATCATCTTGCCGGCCTTGCTGTCACCGCCCGTCGCGGCCCACACATTGCCGGCGCCGCTCGCGATGGCGCCGATCTTGTCCACCATGCCGGTCTGCGCGCCGTTTTGCTTTAACGACCCGTAGGCGCCAACCACTCCGCCGATGCCGGCCATGATCTGACCAGCCGAACCCCCAATACTGTTCGCGAGATCGTGGAACGCTCCGGCGATGACTTGCAGGCCATGCACGTCGGTGAACTGCTTCCACCACGCAGGAGGCTGCATAGCGCTCATGCGTGCGAGTTCGTCTGCGGTGAGGCCTGCCACGGTGCCGATGTTCGCGACGCTCTCTTCGGCGGTGGGGAGTTCTTTGATCCACCCCGGAACCGCCTGTGGAATCTTGGACGCCGCGTCTGCGGCCTTCGCGAATTCCAAATCCATCTCGGCCCAGTAGTGCGCGCTCGGGCCGAGGACGCGATTTATGTCCGCGAGTGCATCGCTGGTGATCTCGATCTTGCTGCCGTAATGACCCGCGGCTGTTGCGGCCTCCATCGTCGCGCGGGCAAGGCCGAGAATCGGCACCTTCGCCGCCGTGCTCAGTTTCGCGAAGGCCTCCGTTTTCGTCGCGGCCTGAACAATGTCAAAAATCTTGACTTGCTTCTCTGCGGAGAACCCTGCGACATCGGCGGCGCTGAACTGCGACGCCATCAACTGCGCCTTCTTCAGTTCGTCATCGCCGGACAAATCCGCCAAGAACGACAGGTCGTGCTTCGACAACGCATCGGCCGCCGCGCCGCCGCCGTGGAGCTGCTTGGCCAGTTCCTTCCGCGCTGCGGCCATCTGATTTTTGATGTCGTTCGCGTCCAACTCCTCCGGCGTGGGCATCGGCGGTCCCATCTTCGGCGCATTCGCCGCGATGCGTGCTTTCACCATGCCGCCAAACGCTTCCGTCGAGCCCTTCGGGAGAATGTGCAATGTCTCAGCGACTGAGGCCATCGCCTGCCCGAGCACGTCTGATGTGCTCCCGCCCTTATCGAGCCACTTCCCGATCTCCCAGCCGACAAACGCGGCCCCAGCAATAGAGATGGCTTTGGCGAGCAGGCCAAACGCGGTCGCGAACCCGCTGACCAACGTCGTGCCGGCAGGCAGCATCTTCGACAGCGTCAGGATCGAACTGCCAGCCTCCACGATCGTACCGACGGCATAGACAGCAGGACCCGCCGCCGCGCCCAGGCCGAGCAGCGCAATCGCCGTCTCTTGCACCCACGTGGGCAGGTCCGCGAACGCCGGGATCACGGTGCTGCTGACGAAATTTGCAACAGCCGTCAAGGCATTCAGGACACCGACCAAGGCCGGCTCCAATGTCTTCGAGATCGAGATTCCAGCCGTCTCCAATGAGCCCCTCAACTGCTCGAAGGCTCCGGGCAGGCCCTTCATCATCTGGTCGGCCATCGCCTTCGCGGCGCCGTTCGAGTGTTCCAACTTCTGCGTGAGCGCATCGAGCGCCGGCTGGCCCGCCTTCACGAGGGCGAACATGCCAGGACCGGCCGCGTCGCCGAACATCTTGAGCGACTGCGCGGCCGTAATGCCTTTGCTTTGCAGGATGCCGACGATCTGCGACAGGTTCATCAACTGCCCATTCGCATCCGTAAAGGACTTGATGTTCAGTTGCCCCATCACATCGCGCACGGCCTTGACCGGATTCGCGAGCCGGTCTAACCCTTCCCGCAAGGCTCGACCAGTGGTCTCCGCGGCGATGCCCCTATCGCGCATGAGGCCGAGCGCGGCCGACACCTGCTCAATCGACAGACCAAAGCCTTGGGCAATAGGGCCGACGTAGCCGAAGGCGGTTTGCAGATCCGTGATTTCCAGCGAGGTCGAATTGACCGCCGCCGCTAAGACGTCGTTGACGTGTGCCAGATCGGATGTTTGGAGTCCAAAGGCGTTCAGGGCACGGGCGGAGAGCTCCGCCGCCTCACTCATCGACAACCCAGACGCAGCCGCGAGTTGCAGCACTTCATCGACCGACGACAAGCTGTCCGTGACGGAGAACCCGGCCTTGCCGAGTTCCAGCATGGCGTTCGCCGCATCTGTCGCGGAAAAGATGGTGTCAGCGCCCATCTTCAGCGCCATCGCGCGCAGTTGGTTCATCTGCGTAGCGGTGGGCTGCATGACGCCGCTGATCTTGTTCATGGCCTTCTCAAAGTCCAGGCCACTCGCCACCGCTGCCGCCCCGACACCGAGGATTGGCAGGGTGAGCGTTTTCGTCAGCGTCGCGCCCGCCGACTGCATCTTGTCGCCAGTGCGCTTCCACGACTTCTCGAGCGAGTTGATCTGCTTCTCGAAGTCAGCGACTTGCGCGGAGACTTTGACGACCAGATTGGCGATTACGCCCATTCGTCCTCGTCGGCCTGTGAGGAGGCTTTCGGCCGCGTACGTCGAAACATGCCCTTCAGTAATCCGTCAACCGTCACTGGATCGCCCTTCGCGCCAACGGCCCCGCGGATCGCGTTCAGAATGTGCGCCGTCATGAACGCCGCCACCTGGTAGTCGTGCTTGATACGCGCTTCGTGACCCTCCACAAGAAGTTCGAGCGTCGCATCATCGAATCGGTCGTGGAGAAACCCGAGCCCAATCGATGGGCTGATCTCAAACGCGACCGAGAGACATCGATCGAAGTAGCCTTCTAGCCGTTCGATGGCGCGGTCTCGACCGGGCCATCCTGGGGAGGGCGCTCGCCGTCTACCTCCTCGTCATCCGCTGGGGTCAACTCAATGTGCAGATACAGCGAGAGCGCCTTGATCAACGACTCCGTCAGACCGGTGATCCCGTCGTGGGCATCCGCATAGCTGTCGATGAGATCGCTGCACTGATCGAGCGTGATGGTGGGCTGGCCGTGCTTCAACATGGCCCGGAGCAGATACGGATACCCCCCAAATGGATCAGCCATCAGCTCATTGAACGACTTGCCGCTCTCCAGCACCGCATCACGAAGATGCTTGTGCTTCGGCTGGAGCTTGCGTTCTCTCCGCGCGTAGGCTCCCGCGGTTTCTCCGAAATCGACCCGTTCAACCTTCGCGCCTTCGATAGCCATTTCATCTCCCGTCTGAAAAGAGGGCGGGCCTTCCCGTGCCCGCCCGTCGTTGCTATGCGAGCACCTGTCCGGTGTTCGTGATCCGAATCGTGAACGCGCCGGCCGTATCGGTCGCGTATCCAAGCGCGCTGACGTAATCCGCAGATCCGATGTCGCCGATCGGACAGATCCCGCCCGCGCCGTTGCTGACGTAGTAGATGACCCCGGCCGCCGTCGTCGCCCCTGCGAGCGTCACCCGCGCCCCTTCGCCCGCACACACGATCGGCTGGCCAGTGCCGCCACCGTTCAACGCGATGCCCGTCGCGGCCGCTTCTGCAGAGGTGCCATCGGTCTGCGCCTTCTTGACCGTGGTGGCCGCAGAGTTGTAGACCGCCTGCCCCGCGGTGATCGCTTCCCCTGCGGTGGCCTGGAACGTCGGCCCACTCACGAGAACCACCGAGGCCGCTGTAATCGAAAGATCAGCCATCGATGTCTCCTTAGTAGGTCGTGCGGGTCAGTCCGCCCGTCACCTTGAGATCCGCCGACCACATCACCGGACTGTCAATATCCGAGGACACCTGGTAGTTCTTCAGGATGACTTCGCCGTAAATCTTCCGGTCACCACTCGACGTGCCTTCCGGCGCGTATTCGAGCGACACCGACGCCAGCGTGCCGGCCTCGAAGGCGGCCATGATGGGCGCGAAGAACGCATCCGAGGCGCGCGTGAACGGGCCGCTGATCTTGCCGTCGCTATCCGTGAACCCGGCCAGCCACTGACGCGAGGTAAACCCGAACGTGGTGACTTCCTTGATGTCGAGATCCTGCGGGAGTTCGACCTTGTTGCAATACGTGCTGATGTCGGTCAGCACGCCCCCGGACGTGTCCAACTTGACAACGGTGTCTTTACTGTGAATCGCCATCGGCGCTCATCCCCGTAAGCTGCACGCCTCCCGTCGTGCGATACCCCGATGGCTAGATTCGGCGGGCAACGGTGCGCGTCGGGAGTCGCACACCTTCGGGGATCAGCCGTGCCCGCCGAACGTCAGTCGATTACTCGCGTGCCTTCGCGATGGCCTCCGCGCGCTTCTCGTGCGCGCCACGCAACCGGCGCAACTCCTCCACCGCGGCGGCATCCGACGCCCGCACCGTCTGTGCGAGCAGCGCCAGCGCGGCTTCGTGATCGAGGTGGATCAGATTCAGGAACTCCAACGCTTCGCCTTTCACAGCCTTCAGCGCGTCGATCGTTGCGGACGTAAACGCCGCCATCAGTTCGCCTCCACTCCACACCCCGGACACATCGTGGTCTTCGAGCCAAACCCACCGCTACTCACGCCCTCGGCGTCCTGCAACATGCACCGGCCAGGCTCATAACTCGCGCACCGCTCCGGCAATGGCGCGGGCGTCACACTCGGCGTCTGCCGGCTCGCGAGCGTTTGCCGCAAGGCTTCCAGTTGTACGAGGGCCAATCGCAGCTGCGCTTCGAGCGCGTCGAGATGCGAGGGCACGACATCGACCATCACTGCTGCACCCTGACGCAGTACTCCGCGACCCAATGCCGCGTCTCGATCTTGTCGATCGCTTCCACCAACATCCGCCCGTTCTCGTACTCCACCGTCGCCGAGGAAAACCCGCTCACCGTCAACGGCTGGAAATTCAACAGCGTCACGATCCGGTTATGAATCTCCAACGCCTCGAGATCGCCTTGGTACCGACTGAACACATGGATCCGGATGATGTCCTTCCATCCGAGCCCCGCACTCGCGCCGCCCATCGTGTGCCACGGCGTTTCCGTCGCCCGCGTGATCAGCACTTGGGGATACGTCGCACCATCCGGCACGTCGTTGTAGACCCCCACCAGCGTCACCGCATTCGTCCGCGTGTCGATAGTCCGTGACAGCGTCGGGATCGTCGCGTCGGCGCTCAGCACGCCATAGATGGCGGTCTGAATCGCCAGCGTCGCGCTCACAGCAACCCGCCACCACTCAACGTCCGCTCCACCCGCCCCAACGCCTCGCGCACCCCGCGCACAAACCCGCTCGCCTCGGCCTCCGCCGCCGGCCGCATGAACGGCTGCTTGTTCGGCGTGTATTCGTTGTAGAGCGCCACTTCCGCCTGTGTCGCGGAATTGTTCGGGCCGGCTGGTTCCGTCGCGTTGATGAAACCCGCCTGACCAGTTAAGCCCCGCTGCGTCGTCGTGATGGCGTCTCGAATGTGCGGCGCATCCGGTCCAACCGGGGCACTCGCGCGCATCCGCTGCGCCACCTGAAACGTCGCCTTCTGCACCGCGAAGGCCACTTCTTTCCGTGCGACGCGCGGCGCCTCTCGCAGAAACCGTGCGAAGGAGCCGTTGACGTCTTCGAGCGTGACGGTGATGGTGGCGGCCATTACTGCGTCTTCGTCGCGTCCGCGCAGTGCGCGATCAGCGTCCGGCTCCGAAGTTGCGGATTCTCAATCTGCATCACCTTCAACGTCTGCCCGTTCACCACCGCGCGAATCCCCACGCCCGACTTGAACCGCGTCACCAGATCCGCCCGATACGGCCCCTCGAGCTGATAGAGCAGTGAGGCGTTCGTTTCGTTCACGATGTCCGGGACGGTCGTCGCCTTCACATACCAGGCGCCAAAGTCCGTCCACGTCGGTTCACCGCGCCCGCCCATGCTGTCCGTCGTCGGCGTGGCGTATTGCAAGGTCGCTTTCGCCTGCCGCTCTCCAGCGGTCGGCCACTGTGAAATGCTCCGAGGCTGCGGCATCTACGCACACACGGGAGGCGCCCAATACACCTGATCCCCCCAGAACGTCTGCACGCCGAGTGGCACTTCGATCCCGCCGATCCCGATCCCGACCTGCACCGCCGAACGGTTCTCCCACAGGTGATCGACCATCAGGAACAGGCCGACCTTGAACATGCTCGGAATCGCCGCGACACTCGTCTGCCCCACGACGTAAATCACTTCAATCCGCCACGACGACCGATCCGCCTGTAATGACGGCCATGACGTGTTCGGCGCCCGACACAGCCGGCCAGGCACGCTGGACGTATCCACGACATACGCGCTCGAGGCCAGCGTTTGCAGCACGCCATCCGAGTCGTAGTACTTCACCGAGGTGACGGACTGGAGCGGTCCAGCCATCGGCAACCACAGGTCGTCGGCCCACTCGTCGCACACGAACCGCCACGTCTGCGTCAACCACCCGCGGCCCGTATGGCCTTCGCCGAGCTCGCGGGCCGCTCTGATGTAGGCCGCCAGCGTGGGGTCTTCATCCGGCACATCGGCCAGTGCGCGGCAATGCAACTTCGCATCGCTGAGCGACACCGGCTCCTGTACCGGATCGACCGTGCGTGACCAGCTGGCGTTCACGCGTGGCTCACTTACGCAGTACCCTCGGCCGGCGAGATGAACCGCTCCACGCCGCCAATGGCATTGGTGCCGGCCACCGGCAGCACCGTGCTGCGCGAGGCTTTGTGATACGGAATCGCGATGATGGCGCCCACCGTCGCGTTCTGCGTGGCTCGAGATACGACGCACTTCAGGAACTGCTCCTGTGGTGCCTGGATGTCGATGACGAACGTCTTGTCGTCATCGGTGTCAGCGACGGTCTGTCCGGTGCCCACGAGATCCGCGTACGAACCCCCACTGGTATCGCACTGGGTCAGGTTGACTGAGGTCACCGCGCCCGACACGATGGTGCCGAACGGGATGAGAAAGAGACACCCGTCGTAGCCGGCCATATTGACGGCCGTGGACGTGATCGCCGAGGTGCCCGCGGCACCGGCGGTGACCGTGGTGATCTGGATCGGATTGGCGTAGTCAGTGATATACACGGCTGCTCCTTGTGATGTAGGTGACGCGGGAGAGCCGAAGCCCTCCCGCACTCAGCCGTGCCTACGCCTGCGTGCCGTACTTCACCGGGTGCGTACCCGCGTCGAGCAAGTCGCCGTCCGACCGCGCGAACGCCAAGAACCCGACCTGGTGGTAATCCGCGTACCGCTCGTCGAGACGCAGCAGCGTCACGTCGCGGCAATCGCGGATGATGTACTTCGAGAGATCACCGAACGCGATCGACTTGACACCGGTCGCCGGAGTCGTCATCGACTGGTTGATGATGTAGGGGTAGCCCATGAGCAGATCAGGCTGTCCCGCCACCATCGACGGCTGCCAGAGCGGCGTGCCGCCCGTGTCTCCGGAGTACTGCGCGATCTTCGTCTTGCGCAGCATCTTGAGACCGCCGTCGTGGAACATGAAGCGGCCCTTCATGCGGTAGGCCGGATCCACCGAGTGAATCAGGTCCACGAGGTTGTCGTAGGTCACGGTGGCGGTACCGGCGAAGGTCACCGAGGACGATGTGGCAGCGGTGATCAGACCGTTCGGCTTCGAGCTGCCGTCGCCCGTGGTGAAGTGGTCGTTCTGAATACGGCCGATGCGCTCGCCAAGGGCGGTCCCAATGAACCCGTTGAAGTCAATCGAGGAATCCTGCAGGAATTCAACCGACACGAGGACCGACTTGGAGCTGTACTTGTAGGCCTGAAGCACGAGCTGTCCGAAGGTCGGATCCACCTCGGAGACCTGCGTGTTCTCCGCGAGGATCGCGCCCTTGTTGGCGGTGTCGTCGTTCGTCGGAATCGGCAGGTCCGAGCCGGCATCCGTGCGGATGACGGTCGCCACCTGACGCATGCCTCCAAACTCGAGCAGCGCCTTTTCCAGTGCGCCCATCGGCGAATCCGCGACCGTGTAGCCGCCGATGGACCCGGATGCCGTGCCGACCGCCGCGCGCTTCTCCCACTGCTCCACGTCGTGCGGCATCAATGACCGCAGGGCCGAGGGCGCGAGCTTGAGACGGATGCTTTTGGCGCCGAGGTTGAAGCCACAACGGGCCGCGGCCGCGCGATGCTCCTCGCTGGGTTCGTGCTCCTGCGAGCCGGAAATAAGCCAGCCACGCAGCGCCATCGTGTGATCCTGCGCGGTGGCCTTGCCGAACGACGGCGGCATCGTGCGACGCTCGGCCGGATTCTGTTCGGTGCGACGACCATCTGATGCGTCCATGTCGGCCGACTGCTTCGCGGCCTTGTCCATGCGGACCATGCGCTCAACTTCGGCCTGATACTTGTCGGCCGTCGCCATCAGGCCTTCCCACTTGGCGTTGTCGTCGCCTCGCCACTCGCCGCCCTGGTCGCCGTGCACGCGCTCGTAAATCGCCTTCGCGGCGTCCAGCGCTTCCTTTTTCTTTGTGAGGAGTTCTGCTGTGTCCATCTGTCCCTCGCGTACTCGCCTGGGGGACAGCCGGTGCCTTGTTGATCGCCTGTACGCGACAAAGGGCGCAGCCCACAGGCAAACCAAGTGATTGATTCGCCATGTGAACCGCGCCCTAACGCCGCAGGACTCGGCCACCGATGTTCGTCGCTACCAGTGCGTGGGTCTCCGCCCGCGCAGCGATAGGACTCGATTGATGCTATTGCCTCTAGTGTGGCACGCCTTTTCCGCTTTGCGATTTATAGAGTACGGAAACCACCACTCGCCGCGCCCATTCGGTCGGCGTCATATTGGACGCCTGCGCGCGTCGAATGACGTCGTCATGCACGCGATCCGGCAGTCGGAGCGAGAGCGTCGAGCGCATCGCCGTGGGTTCTGGCGGACGTCCACGCTTCTTCTCGCTCACCGCGCCATCCGCATGCGGTAGTACTTGTCGTCCTTCCATGCTGTCTTCAGAAACGCCTGCATCGACCGCTTCGCCACATCCACATACGTCGCCTCATACGCAGGAAAGCTGACGATGCTCACTTCCCGCAACTCCATGTCGATCACTTCTCGCACCGGCTCGCCGTCTTCCATGTGCCAGTCGTCTTGCAACACACGGAATCCAAAGGACATCCCGGATATGTCGCCGCGCGCCACTGACTCGAGGACGTCTCGCGCATAGCTGGTGTTCGGTGGCTCGATCTCGACGTTCAACCCCTTTTGCCCCTTGCGGAGTTGCAGCGTGCCGGCGCGCGTGCGACCGATAATTTTCGACGAGTCATGGTCCACCAGTGCGCGCACATCGGCATTCTCGCGAATGGCCCGATCAACCGCCGCAGGCTTGATGATTTCGGTGAAGCCGCCGAGATCGACAGATCGGCTGTTAAAGACGATCGCCATGCCGCGGATCTTTCGCTCGTCTTGTGGATCGATCCGGCATTCCCCAATGTAGCGACGTTCGTACTCAGAGACTCCTGACATGGCTCACCGCCTCCTGCATCCACTTGTCGGCGACCTGCTCGGGCCGCTGAACTTCCCACCGCTGTAAGGTGCGCTCCAATGCCTCGTGGAAGTCCTCCACGGAGGCCACCATACGCAGTTGATCCTGCGCCTCCCGACACTGCGCATCGGCAATCGCTCGCGCAGCCACGGCCGGATCGGCGCCGGACTGCCGCCACGCCAAGTCGGCCGCCAGAATCGGGCGCAGCGCCTCAGTGACGGTGTTGACGTGATCAACGTAGAACGTCTCGAGCCATGCCCGCAGCTTCTGTGGTGTGGCCTGATGCCGGCGTGCCCGATCTGTTTCTTTCGCCAGCAGCCGCCGCATCGCATCGACAATCAACGCGCGATGCGACGTGAGCACGGCCGCGACGCGCTGCGCTTCGATGTTTAGGCGAGTCGCCAGCACGGTATCGCGCTCGGCGAGCAGGGCTTCTGCTGCCGCCTTCGCCAGTCCGGCCTGCTCGGCGCGCTGTTCGGCACCGACCTTCGCGGCTTCGGCCTCGAGCGTGGACTGTGTCAGGCGGTTGAGATCATCGCGATCCTTTTCCCATATCGCCCGTAGGTCCGCCAGCGCAACATCGCGTTCTGCGATGATCCCTGCCAGTTCATCGGCCTTCGCCTTGGCGTCGTTGCGCTCCTGCTCAGCACAAGCACGCGTGCGTTTCTCGGCTTCAATGTCGGCATCAAGCCGCTGCACTAACGACACGGCGTGGCGAGCAGCTTCGGCCCGTTCGGCCTGTTCTGCCGCCAGTGCCGTCTGTGCGCCATCGAGGAGTTCGGCCAGATGCGCCTGCGCGGTACGGGCTTCGTCGCGCTCCCCTTCCGCCGTCGTCAGTTGTGCCGTCAATACAGCTACGCGATCTGACAGCACGCCGGCAGACCTGTTCAGGCCATCAGCCTCAGCCTGCCACTGTTCGCGCTCGGATCGCACCGTCACCAGTTCCGCGTCGCGCTCGGCAATCATCGTCGCCGCAATCGCCAGCCGTTCCTCTGTATCTTTGAGGAGCGAGGCACTGACGGCCAGTTGTTCCGTCAGCGCCTCGGCCTGCTCCTCAAGGGCACTCCGGAGTCCCTTCTCCGCGGCCACTTCTGCGCGCAACCCTTCCTGCCCAACCTTGGCGGCCGTCAGGTCGTCCACGAGCTCGGCGCATGTCGCCTGCGCCTTCACCAGTTCCGCGCGTGCCTCGTCACGTTGTGTCTCGAGCCGCACCACCAATTCAACCGATTCCACATCGCGCTGGCCTCCCGTGCCAGGCGTGGACGGTGCCGGTTTCGGCGTGGTGTTCTTCTTGATGATCGAGTCGATGTATTCATCCACGCGATCGAGAGGAATCATCGACAGCGGGACAAACGGCCGATCGCCACCCGGCACAGAATTACGATTAGCGAGCGCTCGCGACTCATTCGGCGTCAAGGCACCGATGTTGAATTCCGCCGACTGGAGCGCCGCGCGCCCCTGTGAATCTCCGCGCAGCAACCCTTCCACGACGTGCTCGATGAACTGCTGATTCCGCTCGAGCGGAGAAATCAGCTTGCGCATCAATTCCTGTTCCCACGCCTCAAACCAATAGATCAGCGTGGTCTGCACGTATTCAATGTTCTGCTGCTCGATGTTGCTGAACGTGGCGCGAGAGAGGTCGCCGATCTTGTGCGGGGGCACGTTGAACCACCGCGCGATCTCAGTGATCTGGAACTGCCGCGATTCGAGGAACTGCGCCTGATCCGGAGGGATCCCGAGTTGCTGGTAGGTGATGCCTTCCTCCAGCAGCAGCAAGCCATGCGCGCGATCGACGCCTTGACTCCGGTTGCGCAGCGCCTTCTCGAAGTTCTCGCGGGCCTGTGGTGTTGAGAACTTTGTCGGATGTGTCAGCGTGCCGCCGAACGTCGACCCATTGCCGTAGAACTTCCCGCCGAACCGCTCCGCGGCAATCCCCAACGCCACCGACTCACGCGCCTTGGCGATGACGCCATACCCTTGCGTGCCGTCCCATCCGAGGCCTGGGATGTGCAGGACGTCCTGTGCCTCGAGCGTCGTGTCTCGTCCGCTGTTGTTGGAGACGCGATAGACCAACTTCCCCGCGTCGCGATCGGGATGCACGCGATCAGGCGTCAGCGGCCAGAGATACTTCGGACGCCCCACGGTATCGCGCTCGATCTCAGCATAACCATTGCCCCACGTCAGGGCATGGGCCTGGAGCGTTTGCCGGAACGTCAGCGAGGACATCTCAGGGTTCGGCTGATCGTGCAACAGGCGGTAGAGCGGGTGCGCTTCGTACCGCTCCTTCCCATTGCCGACCCGTCGATAGAGGACGAGCGGCTGGCTGGCGACGTCCCCCGAGACGAGCTTGACCGCTGACCAGACGCCAGAATAGTTCAGCGCGGTGTATTCGCTGACCGACACGCCGGTAGACGTCTCGCCGCCTTGGAAGTACTTCCGGATCTCGGGATCCTTCAGGCTGAGCGGCCCGAGCGTGTAGCTGCGGACCTTATCCCACAGGGACTGTCTCCGCGGCCGGATGATCTCGTACTTAGACACCGCCGCCCCCGCGACGCGTGCGGGTCTGTCGCGTCACCACGGGCGGAGCTACAGCGCGCTCGGTCGTGTCCGCCACGATCGGCTCCACAACGGGCGCAGGCTCTGGCGCAGGGGGCTTCATCACGATAAACGCCTGCGTGATGGCCTTGAGCGCGTTGGTCAGATGCTCCGCGATCTGATCCGCGTTGGCGTTAGAGGGACGTCCCGCACGTCTAGCGCGGCCGGTTTCGTCGTCTGCCATTTCGAGCAGGGGTCGCAGTGCGTCAAGTGTCGATTCAGTCATACCGTCACCGTGCTCCATGTCCGCAAGTCGTGCAGCACGCTCGCCGCGCGCTCGATCCAGGATTCACCGGCCACGCTCGCCGGCAACTGCGCCGCGATCGCGGCCCGATCCGCATCCCGCGCCAACCAATCGCGAATCACCGCCTCATCGTGCGCGGCCGTCTCTCGCGTGCCCCCAATCAGCGGCACCAGCGCCCCAAAGCGCTCCGTCACTTCCGGCCGTGGCGTGCTCACATGAAACACACCACACGCCGCCAACTCATACGCCCGCGGGTTAAGGGAGACTGCGGCCACGTCATGCTTCGGCGTGAAGCCCATCCCTCCACCACGACGCCGATACAGGTTGAGACCCATCTTCGCGCGCCGATAGAGCGCCACCGTCTGCGCGTTCGCGATGCACTGCGCCTCCGCGTAGACGTCGTCCTCCTCGTTGTATTTCGGGTAGACGCAGTCGCGCATAATGTGCGCCTCGAGGCCAAGTCCAGCCCAGAGCCCGTAGATCCCGAGGTTGATCCCGGACCAGTCGATCTTGTTGAACCACTCCACGCGCTCATTGAAGCCGGTCCCGACGAATACCACGTCATGCGCGGGCACTGATGGGTCAGGCTCTGATAGCCGATGCCGTTCCGGATGCCACGCGTGCGGCAGATACGACACGCGCGGGTTCACGGCCTGCAACGGTGCCAGGCTTTCGCACTCATGGGTCCATCCGCCATCAACCACCGCGATCCGTTCTACTTCCTGCTCGAAGTCGTACGGCGATTCCGTGCAGAGCACCGCGACAGGCGCCAGCATCCGCCAGCCACGCAACTTCTCAGGATCGTGCAGGTTGCCATTGACGACGACGATCCAATCGGCGTCTGCTTTCTCTGGCACGATCTCGACGCCATTCGCGAGCAGGCCATCTCTGAGCCCGTCGAACACATCCGACAGCGACCAGTTCACGCCCGGATGCACGAGATGAATCCTCATACGAACGCCTCGTGCAGCCACGGCTTATCCAGCGTCGCGATCTGCTCGTTCAGGAGGTGTAAGCGGCACATGACTCGACAGGTTGAGAAGTCCGTGACTTGCCGCGGATGCAACCGCCACAACTCGCTGAAGGATTGCCGCCGCAAATCCCCAACCTGTGCGCCGTTGACGCCGCGCTTCTGCGGACAGGCCCACACGCGGCCGTCTGGCGTAACCGTGGTGTGGAGTTGAATGCCCTTGCAGACGTCGTAGGATCGGCCGCGCCAATCGCGATACGCCATGAAGCGATCCACGTCCAGTTCCACATCGGGCTCACCGGACCACCAGCGCAAGGTCTGCTCGGCGTCCGTGATCCAGCGCCGATCCGCGGCGCAGACGGTGGGAGTGGCTGGTGACGTGTCGATCGTGGGCCTGAACGTCGTATACGTGGTGCCGAGCGATCGGGCGAGATCCAACATCTGCCCCATGCGTCGCCAGTTACCGGCGTGAACCAGGAACGAGGCGCCGATCACCGCTGTTCCGCCAGATAACCACCGCAGCCCGTTGCAGGCGTGATCGAACCGCTCAATCGGGACATGCTTCTCCAGGGCATAGGACGCCGCATCGGGACAATCCAGCGACACCACCACCCATTTCGCGAGCTGTCGCAGTTCCGCGGCGCTCTCCTGTGTCAGCAGCCCGCCAAGCGTATACATGCCCTGCTCGAGTCCGAGCCCGTGGGCATATCGCGCGATCTCCAGCCACTGCGGATGCGTGGTGGGTTCTCCTCCGCCGCTCCAGACAATCGCCTTGACGCCTGCATGGTGCATCTCGCGCAAGGCCCGCTTGACGAGCACCGGATCCGCGAGATCGCCCGTGCCATCGAACGCCATCGGGAGGACGCGCCCGCCCGTGACCCACGGCCCGCGACTATGCGTATGCGCGAAGTGGCAGGATTCACAGCCCAGCACGCAGCGATTTGACAGATCCCATTCCACCGTCACCGGCGCAGGCGTGTAGCCGCGTCGCCAATCCACGAGGCGATCAACGTGTGCGAGCGCCTTTGATGGCTGGATGAATTTCACGCCGCCTCCGCGGCGCCGCGACTGACGGCACCGACCGAGAACAGCAGATCGCACCAGACGGCACGGCGACCAGCGTGAGCCAGCGCCGCGAGAAAATCGTAATCGCCTTCGTAGCGGCGTCCGTAATCAGCCACGTGCGCGTTCCAGACATCCGACCGGACGATCGCGCACCCCAGATCAATGCGTCCCATCTGCGGCGGCCACGGCTCACCAGCCGGCCAGATGGACTCGCCTTTGCGAGCAGCGACGAGCATCACCTCTGGATGCGCGGTGTATTTCGCAAACGCCTCGACGGTTTCCACGACATCGACATCGGCCAAGACATCGTCATCGCAGAGGATGTGGACGTACTCTCCACGCACCGCTGGCGCATAGGTGGGCAGCGACGCGTACATCCCACCGATCCCGACCCCGACGTGATCGACGAGGACGATCTGCTGAATCCGCTCGACGGCGGTCTGCTGCTGCACGCTCGCCAAGCACGCGGCCAACCCTTTCGGCCGTCGATACGTGGGCGTCAGAAACGTGAGGAACGGTGACATCAGAACCACACCTGCCGTTCCTGCTCGTACGCAGACCGGCCAGCCATGAGCGCGCCCTGCGCAATCGCATCCGTGCGCGCTTCCCAACTCAACACCGCCGCCATCGCGAGATCGATCTTGTGCGGCGAATCGGATCGCTCCTTTTGGATGTTCCAGAGCGGTTGCCCTTTGTCGTCGAGCAGCAACAGGTTCTTCCGCCGTGAGTTGCCGATATGCCGCGTCAGCGCCGCGTCCTCGGCGTGGCACAACGATCCGTCGTGCATCGCCGTACGATAGCCGGCCAACGCCACGGCCATCTGTCTCGGCCGATTCGTCCACCACTCATGGACGGTGTCCTTGCCGAACTCTCCGATCCACTCCGCGATCTTTGATTCCCAGTACGGCGGGTCGCAGTAGAACGCCACGACGTAGTACTGCTCAAAGCAGGCCCGCACGGCCGCGTCCACCTCATCGGCTGGCACGCGCCAGTTCTTCGCGCCTGGAGGACACTCCCAGGCCTTCACGGTCCACTGGTACCCCGTCTCGATATGCGTCGCCACCAGTCCGGTCGAATCATGGAACTGTGAGCCATCGAACCCGAGCGTGATGGCATCACCCACGCGCACCGGACTCACCGCCCGCGTCAACGACTTCCACAGCGGCACGTCGAACGCCTGCGACGAACTCTGCACGAGCCGATTCGTCCACACGCGCTCCAGGAACTGCGGATCGGCATCGGGCGCATCCCACTGCGCCACGGCGCGATCAATGTCGCGCCACGCCGCTGCAGGGCCAGAGGCTTCAATCACCGCCGCCTTGCGCCCGTCGCGCGTGGTCAAGTCGTGCTCATCGGACGCTTGCCGGTGAAAGTAGAACAGCGCCGAATCCTTCACCTTGCCAGCCACAACCGCCTTGGCGTAGTCCATCGTGGATTCAGCGATTGATCCCGCTCCAGGCTCTGGCGCCGTCGTGGTTTCCAGCGTCCACGGGTCCGCCAAGGGCCGCTTGGGCATGTTCGCCAACATCGTCTGTTGCGCCTGCCGCTGCCGCGGAAGCGTCATGTGGTGCGTTTCATCGAACAGCTGGAATGTCGTTCTGGCGCCGTCCGTCGCACTCGGGCTTGTCGCCACCGAGACGGCCTTCCCGCGTCCGCCCTTCTTCCGCTCGATCCGCTCGAGTCCGATGTCGAAGTCTTCCGCCAATGGTCCGTGTTTCAGGATTTCACAGAGTGCCGCATAGGCGAGATCGTTGCTCTGCTCCTCGGTGTAGGCCACCATCACGACAAATGGATCGGTCACGCCACGGCCAGGCGCGAGCTTGCCGGATCGGCCGATCCACCCATTGAATCGAACCGGTGCGTCAGGGTGGAGCTCCGCAGCCGCGATGCACGCCGCCAGTTCCGTTTTCCGCAACCCCTTTGCGAGCGACAAGGCGCACCGCTGGAATCGACGACGCCCTTCCTGCGCATGGCCACGCGGATACAGTTCGTAGAACCGCCAGATAAACCATTGCTGCTCGGCGTCGAGCACGAGCGGTTGACCAAGCAGGTCGCCAGGCCCGAAGACGAGATTCCGGTGCATCCAGTCCACAACTTGTGGGCCGAGTGTCGGGAACCCCGTTCCGTCATCGGTCGGCGCGACGATGTTCACCCGTTGACCATCTTCAGAATCTTGCGGATATCACCAGTCGGCTTCGACGGCGCCGGCGGCACACGCTGGCGTTCCGCGTCCTCGCCGCGCTTGATCTCCCACTGCAGCCGCGAGCGGTCCAAGGGGCTCAATCCGAACCGGCTTTCCTGCAGCCGAATCTCCGCCATCAGTTGCGCGTTCGGCTTCTTATAGAATTCGTCCCACAGCAGCGCGAGCCGTCCCAGCGCGTCCACGTCAGTCTCCAACCACTGCGTAGACATGGGCGACTTCCACGCATGGCTCCATCCCGCAAGCGTCAGTTCGTGCCATGTTCGGCCGTCCGGGTTGGGG